GACTACGATTGCCCCACCATCCGCGCCCGTGACCTCCTGCCGCTCAACGTAACCGCGATTCTTGCCCTTCGTGGATAGTTGATACTTCAGCGCCCACGGGTCAGCATTGATCACCGCTTTGCGTAGATTAAGCTCGGCAATATCTGTAACCTCTTCGTCAAACTGATCCTTCAATTCTTGCAACTCTGGATACTTGTTAATATAAGCATAGATGGCGGTATGCGAGCATCCTAAGTCGGCAGCAGCCAAGTAGACCGCTCCCTTCTTGTTCTTCAGCGCCTCTATAACCATCTTCTTGCTCAGCCTGCGGTGTCCCATATAAACTTAGTAAACCTCTTGCCATATCACCCTGGATTGCCTATTGACAATGAGCACAATTGCGCGTATAATATAAGTGTAAGTTAAATTCAATTCTATTGGAGGACAAAATGAAAGCAAAATATGACCAATATATTCACGAGTATTACGATGAATCCGGAAATGTGCGTTATTCCGTAGCATGGTGGGACGAGAATACCGGACAGTATCAGCGTCCGCTAGATGCTCGGACACGGGCATTGACCGGATGTCATACGGAATACACCCACCGGATTGAAGAGTTTGGTGGTTATCTGACCAAGCGCCAGGCTCTGCGCCGGGCACGATATCTGTTTGGCGAGAATGAATAAGATGATATACATGATTGGCTATTCCAATTTTGAACCATCGCAAATCAAGCAGATCGCGGATGAATTGAACGGGGTAATATTTGACGTGCGATTGCACGCATTTTCGTATACAACCGCATATTGCAAGTCCAAACTGGCGGAGCTGCTGGGTGATAGATATCTCCATATTCCCCAATGGGGCAATGTGAATTATAAAGACCGGAATCTCCCGTTTCGGATAGCGGATTTTTATGGCGGGCTGGAAATATTTGAGCACGAATCCAGGCCGGTCATATTGATGTGTACATGCAAAAATTTTTTGAATTGCCATAGATTCATCCTGGTGAGTAGAATCGGTGGACAATACACAGAGATAAAATCCGCGTCGCAGATATTGCAACCATCGCTGTTCTAAGGCCTCCGGCATCTATATACATCTGGGACTCCTTCCGGTAAGTACGGAAGGAGTTCCTTCTTAATGAAGTAAGGTATGTCATTCTCAAGCATGAATTTTGTTACTCGCTCGGCAAAACCATACCAGTTAATCGTCTTTTCATGCGCGTTTCTGTTCAGGCGTCCAATACGATAATGATTGACGAAATTTCGCGTCTTTTCAACGATCTTATAAACTTCGTCTTCGTACAACACTGGCTCAAGACTCACCCACGTAGGTATTCCGGCTTCATGGAATGTCCGCAGCGCATTACAGCGATCCTCGAATAACGCCGCCCCTGGCTCCCACTTGCGACTAAGTTCATCTGTTGTAGTTGTTAGAGTGCTGGCGAATTCATCGCGCGGCGTAAATAGCTTGATGTCGCGCAACGCCCGCGTTCCACCCTTCGTCAGTGTTACAAAGGTATGACCTGTAGCATGAAGTATTTGAATTGCCTTGCGTGTCAACCCGTATTCCAATTCGGCTGGTTGATAAGGGTCGTTTAGAAACGACATCAGAACGTGCCCACCCTCTCCACGCTGATAGCGCGCAATTGCGTCCTTTTCCAGCATTACCAGGAAGTTAGCACGAGGCTCAATCCTGGCGTTAAATATTTCTCGTTTTGTGAACGTAGCAGACGGAACATAACAATATGCACAGGCATGCGTACATCCATGATAGATATTCAACGCAAGTGCTGCATCACTGCGCGCCGATCCGGTTGGCTCATAAATCACTGACACTGTTCACCTCTAACACCGGCTGAATACCAATCTTGCTAAATTGCTCCAGTAGAAATGCGATGTACATCGGTTCAATATCAATCCCGACACAAGACTTCCCGAGCTGCTGGCAGGCAAGTGCTGTATTTCCGCAACCTAAAAACGGATCAAACACCGAATTACCAGAGAAACAGTCCCCTATCAGCAGGCGCACCCAATCAAGCGGTTTTTCATACGGATGAAATCCATCATTATGTAATTGCGGAAGCGGCATCTGGAAGATGTCGCTCAAGTGCTTTCCGCGCGGGTCGGGATGGAATGTATACGCTCCACGTGAGTTTTTTACTTCATGCTCTTCTCCAGCATCACCATAATGAGCCCCGTCGAAGTTGTATTGCTCAATATCTCCGAACCACAGCGCCAGCTTCGCACGACGCAAAGGACGATTTGGAGTATACCAAGAGGTGCAACCATCCCATGCGAATATCCACGTCGGCAACCCAAACATTTTAATCACATCCCGCGCCCTGTATCCATCACTGTAAGCGATTATTCCCTGATATTCATATTCTGGAATAGATAAACCGGAATCCCAGTCAGGATCATAGATCAGATATTCAGGTCTCTGGATCGTCTCAAACAAAGTGTCAAAAGTTTCTTGTTTTGTGCTATCTCCGCACATAACAGTGTGGTCACCACATCTCCAAACTTGTCCGATATTCACGTCCCATTTTTCGCGCAAATCCATCAATTCAGACAACTTCAGTGTTTGATTTGTATCAATCTGCGCTACAGGATCACCGGTCTGTTCTGTATCTCCAAAATCCAGCCCGGTCAGTTCTTCATCGCTAAACCCCCAATCAATCAGATTTTCAAATTCAAAATTATTTCCCAGTGCGTCAAAATCCCACGACCCGCTATTTTTATTCAGGCGAATAGCCAACTCTTCGGCTTCGCGCTCTGTCAACGTCCGGTCTGGCACGCGCACATCAATCGTATCATCCGGCTTGTATCCATTCTGCAGCATAATCCGGCGGCGCATATGCCCACCAACGATACGGTTATCCGTATTGATAATCAGCGGATCGGCAATACCAAAGTTATCAATCGACTTTTTTAGATGTTCGGCATCGTGATTTGTCAATTGGCGAGGGTTCTTATCCCACTCGATCAATTCACCAAGTTTGCGCTGCTCAGTATGCCAGATTAATGTTTTTCTTTTGTTCAACCATTACCCCTGTTCTGCCCACTGCTCCGCTCCGATCCGGCATCCTTATAGGGGAAAGAGAGAGGAACCCTGTTGGCAGGATGCCGGACTGGAAAGGAGGAAGGATGAATCTATCCAGCGCCGCCGCCTGCTCGCTTCTCGGCAGCATCTTCAACGGCGATTGTGGTAATCAATGCGATCACCAGCGCGTCAATAGCCTGCCACAACGCGGGGTCAATGTTGGGGAGGAAATGGAATACAACCGTCTGGACTACGCCAAACAATGCCAGCCAAAACTTGCGTGATTTCAAAAGTCCTGCCATTAGTACACTCCTAAATCGGTGAAAGTGATTTCGAATTTATCCGCGCGCCTGTCCGATGCGTATTCCCGTTCCAGGTCGTTGACCATGAACTTCAGCCATTCCGGCCATTCCGCCCTATCGGATCCATAGATCTCAAGACAGGCCACGCAGAGATGGACTTTGCTCTTTATTGGCTTTCCACAAGCACAACGTCTTTGCATAATGTCCTCTAATACTGTTACGTGTGAAATAGCCGTTTAATCACAAAATTCCCTGTAAAATCTTCGAAATTGCTTCATCCAGTTGCATATCGTGTTTCTATGAACCCCCAACGCGTCAGCCACCTCCTGCTGCGTGTACCCCCGCGCGTAAAGCCGAACCGCCCTCCGCTGTTGGGGCGGTAGGGCGGCGAGTATGCGTTCCATGTCGATCTTCGAGTCCAGCTCGTCGGTGGGTCGGTTCATGAAGCCTCCGGCGGCGGTGGTAGTGGCATCCAATGAGTGACGCCAACAAGTTTTATTCCTCCGGCGTGAAATCCATCAAACGGAAGTTGCTTGCATATGACATAAAGTGCAATGTCAAATCCCATTCCAGGAATATTTACAATTACATGCTGTGCTTGTTTAGGCAGTCTCTCGCTTACCGGAATCCATCCCGCCTTGAAATACTCCCCGCACTCCGCGCATTGAACATCCTCAATCCGTGATGTACCGCACTTGCAAACGATTTCAGTCATTCAGCCTCCTTAATCCGTTTTATCGCGCTCGGTTGCACACCAACACCAAGCATCCTAAGCCACAACTCCACACCGCCGTCCTCGATGAACTCACGCGCTCCGCAATCGACCAGGCTCAATTCGTGACCGTCCGGGTTCGTTTTCCGCTGCCAGTCACGATCATCAAGCGCCTGCTGTATCACGGCGTATACCAGGTCAACGGTAGGATCGCCGTAGCGGTTAGGTATCACCGCTTTCTTGAGGTACTTCTTGCGCTCCGTTTCCTGCTTCGCTTCCCGCTTGCAGTCCTCACACAGCGGGCGCTTCGTGGCGTGGTTATTCACGGATAGCGGAGTACCGCATTCAGCGCAAAACGTGTAGACGTAATCCGTGTCTGGGGAGAAGAAATTTAGCATGGTTTCGAAGTCAGTCATCCCTGCTCCTTCCACGCCAGCCACGCTTCACAGATTGCACGTTGGGGGGTGTCGGCTTCGCCACAGACTGACCTAAAATCAGCGGGGTCATCTGTGAAGCGGGTCATCCATACTCGCCACTTCAACGGGTCAAGCCCGTCCATGTCGCTGTGTTCGCAGGAATACTCCCATCCGTCAGCAATCGCGTTCCCCATCTCCCCCAACAACTCACCCGCCAGTCGCCATTCGTGGGCGTAGTCGGGCGGGTCTTGCTGGTTGTAGTCAACCCCACCGTCCGGCGTCATCCACCAATCATGATTACAACCCACACACAAATGCAATACCCACCCGCGCTTTACGGCTATCGCC